GAAAATTGGTAAACTTGCCTGTACCAAACACCTTAACATCAGAGTAGTAGTTACATATATCATTGCATGACCATCCATAGAACAAGTCCTTAGGTAGCTTATCTATGAAGTCACAACACACAGCTAGAAAGTATTCATGTCTAGGCATACCTGTGGTGAAGGCTGACTTGACAGGTGATACATAGTTACACCTAATCTTTGTGCCTTTCTTTCTCAGCTTATCTGCAACTACCTTAATCTCTTTCACAGTGATTATACCATCAGGGTTAGTACACTGTCTAACAAGCCTCTCATCTCCTATAATACGGTACACAAAGGCTGTAAGTAGTTTATCTCTAACAGGGTACTTAGCTGTGTTTAGAGTACGTATCATGGTCTGAGACATGTCATCTAGGTACTTAAGGTTATTAGGCAATGATTTCCTTGCTAAACTATTAACCTCTTTCTTTTTACTGTGCTTATACTCAAAAGCATCTCTACGCTTGAGTAGGTATAACTTAAAATCTGAAATTAAATCTGGCATATTTTAAACTCCCTTGTAGCAGACATGGACATTATTGATAAAACTAATTGGTTATAGGAGACCTCACGAACATACAGTATGTCCATGCCTGTTACAAAGGAGCTAACTCCTTTGCAGTATAGAAATATTAGAGAAACCCCTCTAAGAGCACAGTGTATAAATTACTAGAGGTGGTGTAATATAAATTGGTAAAGAATAAAGGAAACGTACACTGTGCTTTCAGAAGGGGCAACTTAGTTGCCTCTAAATACTAATCCCACTCATCGTCATCTGCGTTTACATCATCAGATACAGATGAACCATCTTCGTCATCATCATCTTCTTCTGAAACGGAGAATATTTTAGTAACTCGCCACTGACGCTTATCATTGTAAGGGTCAGTCTCTTCAAGAGTGATACCAATGAACTTACCTACGAAGTCTTCAGTATCAAGTTCACTATTAGGGTCTAGACCACAAGCTACAGCAAGGCTATACAAGTCACGGTATCCCCACTGGTTATCACGTACAAAGTGTGTGAAAGTAGGAGGGGTTCCCTCACCATAGTTACCACGAAGTTTAAAAGCATAGTGAGCTAGTCCTGAACCTCTACTATTACCATACTCAATTCCCACAATTTCTACTTCATAGTTACCATCATTGTAGATGTAATCATCACTTGCCCTCTCGGTCTTAAATACAATTTTTGACATTATTCATCTCCTTCAGCTTTCTTAGCTTTAGCTTGTGTAGAACCATCTGTGAGTCCTACAAGCTCTCCCCATGTAGGGTTGATTACTGTATCAGGAATTACTAGCCCTGGTTTACGAGTAACCTTAAGATTGTACACAGGGTTTCCTGCTAGTCGTACTTGGTAGAAGTCTTTAACCTTCTTGTTGCCTTTAACAATCTTAGACTTAGTGATACGCTCAGCGTGACCTAAGATACGAGAGGAAGCTGTCAAGTATTTAGACACACTTTCCATCAAGTTAGGGATAATCTGAGCAGGTACATTCTCATCAGTAACCTCTTCAACGTTTACTGACTTCTGTTGACAGATAACATATACATTCTTACCTGAGTAAGACAAGCGTACAAGAGTGTCAATGAAGGCACGAAGGATAGTTGATGCTTCTCCATAAAGCTGAAGTGTCATCTGCTTAGAGTTCTTCTTTTCCATCAAGTATTTATACAATAGCTCTTGAACATTAGTGAAATGGTCAATAGCAATAGAGTCAAAACTTTCAGCTAGGTTAATAGCTTCTTCTACATCTGACCATGTATAACACTCTGCCACTGAGAAACGCTCTTCAGGAGCCACAGAAGCCAACCCACGGTCTGTGTCAATAACGAGCACTTCTCCTGGAAGTGAGTTAATGAAGTATGACTTTCCTGAACCAGGTTCCCCATATAAACAGGTAAGTGTATGTAGTTTAATTTTATTTAACTTTTTAAGTTCCATTATTTCTCCTTATTTACCTGTACTACCATAGCCACCACGGTCTTCATTACCTAAATGACTAACCTCAGTGAATTTTAGTTCAGGTTGGTTTTCCATAAGACGGAACTGACACAATCGCTGACCTCTTGTGATAGAACCATCCCTTACAGCATAGAACTTAGCTCCCCAATAGTCGTTATCTCCATTGTAGGAGTTATCAATCACTCCTACTCCATTAGTTAAGATAAGACCTGTGTGTTGGAATGTACTTGAACGTGGAGCCAAGTGAGCTTCATACCCAAGGGGTAACTCCATTGCAACTCCAAAGTTCACAGTGACAGTATCACCTTTTTTATACTCCAACCAGTAAGGACAGGCTAAGTCAATCCAGTCACCTTGTGAAAGTGTTTCAATTCGAGGTACACTCTCAGCTCGGTACTTAATTTTAATATCAAGCATAATCTTCCTCAATTATTTTATGAATTATTGATACCATATTTTAATACTCTCTTTATATACTATTTCATTAACCACTGTCAATGAAGCCTGTGTCATAAATAAGAGCTGTAGAGGTGTCATATCAGGAAGGTCCTTGATGTCAAAAACATAAGGCTCTAGGAGTGTCACAGGTATGTAGTCTAACGAGTAAGCCTTCTCAAGAAAGACTAGAGACTTCTTAAGGTCCTCTAAACCATTCTTGTGCTTGTATCTCCACACATACTTGACAGCAGAAGCTATCAAAGGGTCAAGCCCTGCACTGAGCCAAAAGTCCCAACATTCAAGCCCATTAGATGTGTACCTCTTAGGGTTTGTTATTTCTTCTGAAGGGGTCAAAGCGTTCTCCAATCTCTTTTAACACTGAACCAAAAATAAGGAGGAGGAATATGCAAAGTATCACCTGCCACACTCCTCCAAAGAGCATACCAACTAACAACACAGCAGATAGGATTAAGTAAAGTAGTAAGATAAAAGCTAGTAAGAAGGATAGGCAACAAGATATATAAAATAGTAGTGCTAACATCTAACCTCCAAACAGAAAATATTGTAATATCCCAAGAATTATGAAGCCTGAAAGAATAAGGATGCAAGATAAGAAAATTACTAAGGCTACAGTGAGACAGCCAGAGATAATTCTGTTAAGGGTTTCCATCATTACATGTCCTTCAATTTCGTCTTCAATTCAAGAAGCTCTTTTTCTTTACTCAAGAGTTCAACATATTTCAGGGCAGATACACTGACAGATTTTACTCCTTCCAACCCTTCAATAAGTGCCTCTTGTTTATTGGCTAATAGCATCTGATACTTATCATGTGTATCATAATAATCTTCTCGAACTTTATGAAGCTCTTTAGTAAGATATTCATTATGTGAGTCGAGGTAGTCTAGTTGCTTCTGATACTTAAAATGAAATATTGCATAAACTGTAAAGCTTGCAATAAGCATCATAACTAATTCAATAATAAAATTGCTCATCCTATGCCTTTCTGTAGTGAGTGGCTACAAAGCCCTCTCCCTTAAGCGTTACAATTATATTCTCAGGCTTTCTATACTCATTCATATCAGTGAAGTAAGTATCTCCTGAGTAATCTCCTTCAATCACACTGACTATGAACTCTCCACAGTAGGGGATGAACTGTTTATACACAGATGCCCCACCAATAATCCATAAGTCTTTATCACTGTGCTCATAAAAGTCAATGATTTCTTCTACATTGTTTGCAATATAGACTTCCTCTCCATCATAGCCTTCAATCTCATCCTTGTGTGTAAGGACTATATTGACTCTATTCTTTAAAGGTTTACATCCTATAGACTTCCATGTAGTGTGTCCCATGACAATTATACCACCAGTGGTCTGATTTTTGAAGTAGTTTAGGTCAGTCCCATTGTGCCAAGGGAGACTTCCCTCAGCACCTATGAGACCACCTTTAGCTTCAGCCCAAATTAGTTTAATCATTAAGCTTCAATAAGGAAAGCAGGGTGATTAAATTGTGGGAAGCGTTCTTCAATTTCAGCTAGTGTGAACTTACCAATACGGTCAGTTCCATGACCAAACACATCAGCTTCATCAGTGAAACCTGAAATTTGTCCATCAGCATTGATAGCAATATAAGGAGCTTTTACTTTACGCTCTTTCTTACCAATGTAGATGATGTATTTTTGTTCTGCTACAGCAGGTGTAGGAACTACAGTTTCAATAGTTGTAGTTTCGATACCGAGAGTGCTTGCAAGTGCTTGCACAAGTTGATTGAATTGTTTGTTATCCATGACGATAACCTCCTTTAGGAAAATAATAATTTTTGTAATAACGTAGTTCTAGGTTATTACATGTAATAGTTTATCAAATTTAGGTTAGGTTGTCAACCCTTTTTTGAAGATTTTTCAAAATTTTTCTCAATAAAATCATCCAAGTCTTCTAACATGTCTCCAATAAAGACATAATACAGGTAATCATAAGCGTCAGGCTGTCTATCTACAGGTCTATATAGACGATAATCAGGGTTTGCTTCAATAATATTAACAGTCTCAATAAACTGATTGAAGAACTCCTCAGCACGATACTTATTAAAGATATAAGTCTTGTGTTGTACAATCTTCTTAGTACGAACATTGATAGCAGGGTTCACAAAGGCAAACTTGAAATCTCTTACTTTATAACCAAGCTTATCATATACATACATATACATGTTAGCCTGAAGACCATATTTATAGTTCTCCTCTTTAGGAGCCTTTGATACAGTCTTATAATCCACAAGGGTTACAGTACCATCATCATTCTGAATAACAGCATCCACAATCCCTGTAAACTGATGACCATTAGGAAGGTCAAAGTAGACCTGATTTTCTGTCTCAATAATTTTAGAGGCATCAATCATGTAATCATCTTCAAAGTAACGGTCAATACCTAGTAGACCACAGGTGATAGCCTCTTCTACGTAGTCCTTATCCTTAATCTCTTCAAGGACCCTATCCTTAAGAGCTTCAAGCTTTAGTTTACCCTTGTGCTTACCTAAAATCTCCATACCTAAGTGAAATATAGTTCCACGGTCCATGTACTTAGTACGCTCAGGGTCTCTAATCTCTTTGTATCCTGCGATATACTTACACCAGTGCCTCCAAGGACAGTCTAGGAAAGTATTTACACGACTAATACTATAAGTTGTCATTATCCACCTCTTCCAACACCATTCTCAATATAGTAAATTAAGTCCATAAATCGTCTATCTAAGGAGTTCTCAGAACCCTTTGCTCTAATAGTCTCTTCTATGATACGCTTATCCACTTGAGCTAATTTTAAGTTCAGCTCTGCATTTTTAATCCTAAGCTCACGTAGTTCGTTCTCTACATGTGTTACGTGTGTAACCATTGCTATGATAACCACTAAAGAGCATAGAATATAGGCAGAATACTTAGCGTACTTTCCAACTTCTCCTGTAGATAGCCTTAAAAATTTCAAATTCATTTTTCTCATTGATGAGTTCCTTATCCTCTAACTCCTTTAAAATCTCAGAAGCCTTTTTATACTTGTATTTTTGAAGAACCTCAGCCACAGATAAGCTAACAGTAGGTGTACTGTTGATTATCAGTGGTTTAAAATCAGCCTTCAAGATATCATCAAGCATCTTCATATTTTTAGGTGAAGGGAAAACCTTTCCATTCTCCCATCTCCAAACATTAGTCACAGAGGTACCAAGGATAGAAGCAAGTTCATCCTGTGTATACCCAAATAGTTGTCGTCTTTCTTTTAATGCTTCAGCGAACTCTGTCAATTATCTTAAACCCTCTTTCTTTACTAATATATACAGGCTCCTTTACCATACTCTCAGCAACAATATATTGAGAATATTCAGGGTATTGCTTCTCAAGCTCAGATTTTGAGTCATGCTTGACAGAAAATCTGTTGAACTCAATAGACCAACCAACTGTGCCATCATCATATTTACACAAGTAATGCCCACTAGGTAGTTTAACCACATAGGCACTTCCTGAGTAGTCTACCTCCCACTCTTGGGCAAGTACAGCATTACACATACGTACAAACGATTGTCCATATTGGTCACGGTCATAACCTTCTGTGATTTTATAGCGGTCCTCCATAACTGAGTTATACTTGCTAAAATATAGGATGTTAATCAGACCTATATTACGTAGCCTACGGAACTCATCCCCAAAGGATAACTTTTTAAGATACTCATCTTCCATAGGAGTTACCTTAACAAGCTCTTTCTTAACTTCTTTGGTGTAATCCATGTTCTTTATCTTTTCTTCTACATAGTCCTCTAGGCTCTTAATCTTAGGCTGTTCCTTAAGACTATCCATGATTTTATCATAGATATCTTTTCTGATTGTGTCTCCATTAAGTGCTTTTTGAAGGGTTCGATAAGAAATTTCCAACTCCTCCATTAACTTTAGTTTGGTTTTTGTCTTTAATTGTTCCTCTAAAAGTTCTTTTAACGTCATATATTTTCTCCTGAGGATGATTATTTTTCATCCTCTTTCAATTGGTCAGTTAAGCAAGCACTACAAGGAGTCACTTCATAACCAAGGAACATAGCTAGTACCTGATTAGTCACACGTGACTGCTCTAAGAAGGCTGTCCTAACATTATCATTACTCAAATCAACTTGCCAAGCCTCAAAAGCTGTGATAGTTGCTATAAGTACATGCTTCAATAGACACCACAAGTCAGGGTTTCCATCTGCTGTAGCTTGTGCTTTCAATAACTGCATAGCTTCTCGCCTTTGCTTGGTCACTGTGTCCAACAGTAGGATAGTATCTGCAATTTTAACATCTGTATCAACAACTGAGATTTTCTCTTCTTCAGTTTGAACTTCAGGATTGTCTTTAAAGTACCAAAACTTATTTTGGTCTTCATACTTACGGATTAAAATCTCTAAATGATACTCACTAGCACCTAAGTGCATAATGTTAGTGATGATATCTTCAGTGATACCTACTGAACTATTCTTATTTACCATATCAACCTCAAAATGAACTTCCTGCTACAAGCATGTAGCGAATAAAGTAAGTGTTCTTTGTCTTTCTGTGCATCTCATGCCAAAAATTAAATGCTTTAAGATAACTATCAAATGAGTATGTTTTAACCAATTCTCCATTAAAATACTCATTCACATTATAGTTACTCACAATATCCATTGTTAATCACCTCCAAAATCTCTTCCTGTACCTTCTTGGGTATAGGCTTATCACTAGGGAAGTAAGGATAGAAAACGGTATGTATCTCCTTCTTATGAGGGTCATCAAAATATATGTGCCTAAAACAATATCTGTGTGACATATAATCCACTACCGTGTGACTAGGACCGTTTAATCTACGGTACATATAGTCAATCTCTTCAGGAAGTGAGTGTTTAAGTGTGAATATGCTATCAAATGACTGTAGCTCAGGTAAACACTCCTTATAGTGGTATTTTATATAGTTAATACCCTCATAGAAGCTATACATCACATAAACATTACCATTTACACAGATTGTGAATATGTCTTCCCAATTAGATTGGAGTTTCACATAGTCTAATGGATTGAGAGCAAAAGCTGTTCTATTGAGCTTCCTTATCTCTCTATATTCTTCCAACCTATAAGCAGGTTTATCATAGAGTTTCATCTATCCTCCCCACGCTTTTCCAACTTCTGAGTCAGCAATAATTGGTATTGGAATATCAATACCTTCAATAATGGAAGGTTTCTCCATTAGTCTATTGATAATAGGAGATACCTCATCCACATAATCTTCTCTAATCTCAAAGAGAATAGCATCATGCACAGAACCTAGTACAATACATCTATCATGGTCAATCTCATCACTGAATACAATATCCGATAATGCACTAATACACATGTCTGAAGCAAAGCCTTGTACCCCTGAGTTTATAGACTGTCTCTCTGCCTGGCCTCTTAGCTTAAAATTGCTAGAGTTGATATCAGGAAGGAAACGCTTACGACCAATAGGAGACCATGTATGACCATTCTTTCTTACATACTCCTTACACTCCTCATGCCAAGGAAGTAGCCTAGGATATGCTTCAAAGAAGTTGTTACGTAACTCCTCAGCATAGTCTTCTGTGATGTTAAGGTTATAGCCCTTGGCATACTGTACAAACGTTTTTGCACTCATTCCATATAAGTAACCAAAATTTAAACTTTTAGAAAAAGTTCGTTTCCTCTTTTGCTCTTGCTTATTAAGGTTTGAAGTATCTCCAAACAATAACTTAGTAGTCTTACTGTGCAAGTCACTGCCTGACTGATAAGCATGTTGCATATTCTCATCTCCTGAGAACATAGAAGCAACACGAAGCTCAATTTGTGAGTAATCTTGCTCTTTTATGACCCATCCTGGTCTAGCTTCAATAAGATTTCTTACATTTTTATCCTGTGGGATATTTTGTCATATTGTTACCGTATAGGCTCTTTATCCTATGGTTCTTACAGTTTATCATCCTGTAAGTTCAGACTATATCTTCATCCTAGATAACGATAATACTTATCCAAAAATCTGAATTGTTCATATCCTTTGTAAACCCAATCAAGGAATACTAGACTATCAGCTTTTAACATCTCAATCTTCCAGTATTTTCTATCAGGTTTTACAACTGTTTTTGTACCAAGATTACTATTTAGATACTCTGACATACTTAATAAGAAGTCCTTATTAGTCATGGTTATTCTGAATATCTTTGAGATTTTTATATTACCATCTCCATCTAGTAAACCTCTAAAGTACATTCTTGCACAGTCTTCATTATAGAAACTATCAGGAAACTTGTTATGCACCTTACCTAAAGGTGATATACCTGCACTATTAAGAGCTCTTACAAGATATTTTGATGTTATAGATAAGTCATAACTTTCTCTATAAACCTTAATGCCTCCTGTAAAGCCAAAGTATTCCTTAAGGTTATTAAATACTTTATCACATCCTAAGTTCTTACATCTAAGGGATACTCTAGGTACTCTCTTGTTCATGTATCCATCTGTTGCTATAAGCCCTAAGTAATAGTTAAACACAGGTGAAGTAAAGTCTACTGCTTCACTATTTATAATGTGTTTAATGTTACCTCTTTTCAGATTATACTTTTTCAAGTAGTTTTCTATAGTGCTTACGCTGACGTTACACTCTTGTGCAATAAATTTAACAGGTTTTCTTTCT